GGATCTGCAACAGATGATCAAGTTGTCTTTCAAGTAAATGACGTACTAGACCCAACAGCTGCAGAACAAGTTATTAGAGTAGGACAAACTATTGTGGTTGTCCAAAATGACGGATCTGGTTCTAACAAAGCGGTTGTAAGCGCTGTTGATAATACCCTTGGAGGTAGAGGTAGATTTACAGCTGATTTTTATGAGGCTGGTGGATTAGTAACTGCAGGAACAGGAGTAACTAACGCTGATGTTACTGTATTTATTTACGGATCAGAATTTAAGAAAGGAACTGCTGGAATGGTAGGTTCTCTTGAATCTAACGACTTCATCTTTGACAATAAGCCTATTATTATTAAAGATACTTACAATGTATCTGGATCTGATATGGCTCAAATTGGCTGGGTAGAAATTACTACTGAAGATGGAGCAACAGGATACCTTTGGTATTTAAAATCTGAGCATGAAACAAGACTTAGATTTGATGATTATTTAGAAACTGCAATGATTGAAGCTGTACCTGCAGAGCAAAACTCTGGTGCTGCGGCAATCTTAGGTAGCTCAGGTGCTGCTGCTGATCCAGGAGCTGGTTCGGATGGTATATTTTATGCTGTTCAAAACAGAGGAAATATCTGGGATGGTGGAAACCCAACTACATTAGCAGACTTTGACAATGTAATTAGTCGTCTTGACAAGCAAGGAGCAATTGAAGAAAACGTAATATTCGTTGACAGACAGTTTGCTTTTGATATCGATGATATGTTAGCCGCTCAAAACTCTTACGGAGCAGGTGGTACATCATACGGTCTATTTGACAATGACGAAGAAATGGCGTTAAATTTAGGATTCTCTGGATTCAGAAGAGGTTACGACTTCTACAAAACTGACTGGAAATACTTAAATGACCCTACTATGAGAGGTGGACTTCCAACAGGAGCAGGATCAGGACGTGTAAACGGACTACTTGTACCAGCTGGATCAACTAGTGTTTATGACCAAATTCTTGGTAAAAACGCTAAGAGACCTTTCTTACATGTTAGATATAGAGCTTCTGAAACAGAAGACAGACGTTACAAAACTTGGATTACTGGTTCTGCTGGTGGTGCAAGAACAAGTGATGTGGATAACATGCAAGTTAACTTCTTGTCAGAAAGAGCTGTATGTACTTTAGGTGCTAACAACTTCTTTATATTTCAAGAATAGTTAATAATTGTTTTTTCTGGGGAGCTTACGGGCTCCCCTTTTTTTATAAAATTTAAATTTAATCTAATGAAAACTACTACTAAATATGTAGATAAAATCTACAAACTAACGCGCGACACAGCGCCCCTATCATTAACCTTAGCGTCGAGACATACTAAAAGATTTCCTTTGCTTTGGTTTGATGAAAAAAATGGAATTAATAAAGCATTAAGATATGCAAGAAATCAAAACTCACCCTTTCAAGATGAGCAAGATGATAATGCTATATTAGAACCTATTGTATTTGAGGATGGATTTTTGTCTGTTCCAAAAAATAATCAAGTGTTACAAAAATTTTTAGAATATCATCCAGGAAAAGGACGGATATATGTGGAGGTAGATAAAGCTAAAGAAGCTTCTGATGTTGTTGAAAATTTAAACTTAGAAGTTGATGCCTTAATAGAAGCGCGTCAACTAACGGTAGATCAAGTAGAAAATGTGGGCCGTGTTTTGTTTCAGCAAGACGTAACTCGAATGACTACTTCGGAGCTGAGAAGAGATATTCTTGTTTTTGCTAAAAATCAGCCTAAAGATTTTCTAATGCTACTGCAAGATCCAATGCTTAAAATGAATGCAACTATACAAGGCTTTTTTGACAAAAACATTTTACAGTTAAGAAATCAAAACAAAGAGGTATGGTTTAATACTCCTTCCAATAAGAAGAAAATGTTAAATGTGCCTTATGGAGAAGACCCTGTTTACATGGTGGTTTCGTTTTTTGAGTCGGAAGATGGTGTAGAAGTATTAAAGCATTTGTCGGGATTGGCTAAAAACATGGAATAAAGTGTGTTTTTATTTTCCGTATATTTGTTTTTTTAACACATAAATTTTTTTATTATGAACAAGTATGCAAGTATCACCGTTAGCGGTGCAGCAGAGCAGTTTTCGGTAAAAGATGTAGCATCTTGCTATTTAGATAGTTCAGATGATATTGTTATCGATTACAATGATGGCTCTCAAAGTAAAATTGCGTCAGGCTCGGCCTTAGTGCAAGCGGACGTAGACATCGTATTCGATGCCATTAAAAGTGCTCAACAAGAGAAATGGACTCAAGTATTATTCGTTATACCGGCATTGAGCCAAACGGTAAACGCCTTTACATTCACCTTTTAAACCTTAGAAATTATGAATAAATTTTTGAAAATGGGAAATTATGTTTTTGGAGGCGATGTATTATACGTTGGATTAGTTACAAACAATATTGTTTTGAACTATCGTGACAAGCAAATAACTTTAGCAGGTTCAGGAAGTATGACTGCCGCAGACAAAACGGCTATCGAAGCTGCTCTTGTAAGTGTTTGGGGCCAAGGTTATACTGACGCAACCATTGACGTAACTCTAAGTCAAGCGATAACAACGATTTCATAAAACTCGTTTTAGTCGACAATCTAAGAAGAGGTCATGAAAAATTGACCTCTTTTTTTTTTACTTATCTTTGTGTAAAAGAATAACAATGATAAATTCTGTACGAAATACAGTTTTAGCCGTCCTTAATAAAAATAACTACGGCTATATATCACCGCAAGATTTTAATTTATTCGCAAAGCAAGCACAACTTGATATTTTTGATGATTACTTTTATCAGTATAATCAATTAATTAATCAAGAAAACGCTAGAATGGTAGGGTCGGGATATGCTGACATACGAAAGGGTTACGAAGAGGTTATAGATTTATTTTCGGAAACTAAAACTTTAACCCAAAATTTACTTAACCAATATTTTTTACCATCTCAAAGCACAACAGGGGACGACTATTATTTAATAAATAAAGTTCTTTGTTCCAGTGGAGGCGTGTATCAAGGAGAAGCGGAAAAGGTATCCAATAGCAATATAACTCTTTTAAACGGTTCTAATTTAACATCGCCAACGCTTACATATCCAGCATATACATTACAGGGAGCATTTATTACAATATTCCCTGCTCAGTTTAATGGAGCTACAGATATTGAAGCGCAATATATTCGCTATCCTAAAGATCCTAATTGGACGTATTTAAACGTAGCTAATGGGGAACCTGCATTTAACCAAAGTAATGCAGATTATCAAGACTTTGAATTATCTAGAGATGATGAAACATCGCTAGTGTTTAAGATATTGCAATACGCTGGAATGTCTATTAGAGATATTCAAGAGGCACAGTTTGGTGCAGAACAAGAACAAATGGAAGAACAAAAAGAAAACTAATGGCATATTTATCTCAATATCAATATTACGAAAACGCAGGTGTATCGCCTACAGATGCTAATTGGGGGTCTTACCAGTATGTTCCCTTAACAGATGTTGTTAATAATTTTTTATTGATGTACTCTGGAAACCACTCTTTAGTTAATAACGAAGAGCGATACAAAATATTATTTCATGCAAAAAGAGGAATACAAGAATTAAACTACGATGCATTTAAAGAAATAAAAGCTTTAGAAATGAAAGTGTTTGATGATTTAAAATTTATTCTTCCTTCAGATTATGTAAATTGGGTGCGTATCTCTTTGTATAAAGATGGCTATTTAAGGCCTCTCACAGAAAATATTCAAGTTAATGCTGCGGCGTCTTATTTACAGAGCGCCTCGGGTTCTTTAAGTTTTAATGCCGATGGTACTATACAAACTACAACTTCTACTTTAGATACGCAAAGAGTGGATGGGTCACAACAAAGTATATATTTAAATCAAAATAATTCTAATGATGCATCAGATATAGCCTCGGAAAATCCTGACGCATGGAAAGATTATAATATTGGAGCACGATATGGATTAAATACTGAAACAGCAAATTTTAATCCTACGTTTAGAATAGACAAAAAATCTGGGGTAATAAACTTTGATTCTACAATGGCTAACGAGCAATGTATATTAGAATATATAGCCGATGGCATGGAAGGTGGAAATGATTCATTAGTTAGTGTAAATAAACTATTTGAAGATTTTTTATATGCTTACATTAAATATGAAATATTAAATAACAAATTTGGAGTACAGGAATATATAATCAATAGAGCGCGAAAAGATAAAAGTTCTTTATTAAGAAACGCAAAAATAAGAATAAGTAATATTCACCCTGGTAGGCTATTAATGAATCTACGAGGAGAGAATAAGTGGATTAAATAAAATGGCAAACCTACAAAGAAATTTTATCGCGGGAAGGATGAACAAGTCTCTCGACGAAAGGCTTGTACCGAATGGAGAGTATATAGACGCATTAAATGTTAGGCTTGGTTCTACTGAAGCTTCCGAGATAGGGTCAGTAGAAAACTCAAAAGGCAATACTAAAATGACAAGTTTGCAGTATGAGCAAACAAATAGTGTTACTGGAGCTGTACTCTTAAGTAATCAAGCAAGGTGTATCGGGGCTTATGAAGATGGACAAAACAATAGAATTTATTGGTTTGTACACGACCCTGCTTTTTCTGTAGGAAATACAGGAAAAATAGATATGATTGTTTCTTTTAATCCCACGACACAAAATTTAACCTACCACATAATTAGTATTGACGATGGATATGGAGGGAATACTACCCTGAATTTTAATCCAAAACATTTGATTACAGGAGTAGATTTAGTAGAGGATTTATTATTTTTTACAGACAATATAAATCCTCCGAGATATATAAATGTTACTCAAAATTATCCTAACCCTTTATTTGACATAGATCAAACTACTGCTGAGGAGTTTATGGTTATTAAAAAACCCCCAGTAACTGCGCCAGTTTTAATTTTAAAACAACAAATAAATAATTTAGATGATTTTTTAGAAACTAGATTTATTTGTTTTGCATATCGTTATCAATACGCTAACGGTGAATATTCAGCTACATCCCAATGGTCAGAGCCTGCGTTTGATCCAAACAATTATAACTACAGTTATGCTACGAATTTAAATGAAGGGATGGTTAATACAGTAACCGGAGTGGATGTTCAATTTAATTCTGGAAGCGCGTTAGTTAAAAACATCGAAATCTTATATAAAGAAATTACCGATGGTACTGTTAAAATAGTGGATAAGTTATCTAAAGACCTTCAAGGTTTTGCTGATAATACCCAGTATAGCTTTACGTTTGACAACAGTAAAATATTTACGGTACTTCCATCCACTGAATTGCTTCGTCTTTACGACAATGTCCCTATAAAAGCATTGGGTCAAACTTTAATGGGTAATCGGTTAGTTTATGGTAATTATATTGAGGGTTATGATTTAAAAGATATATTTAACAACCCCGTTAAATTAGAATTTATTACTAATTTAGTAGAGAACCAAATACAAAACTTTTCTTTAACGACAAGCCTAGAAGCTGGATCTTATACTTTTGGAAGCGTCCAGACAATTCCTAATTCTATAGCTAAAGTAGATTTTTCTAGTGTGGATACTTTTACACAGCTCAAAGCAGGGACTTCTTTTGTTATATATTTTACGTTTGAACATTCTAAATATGACCCAACAGCCAGTCAGCCTACCACTACTACAGAAAATGTAGATGTTCAGTTTGCTTATGTCTTACCTCAAGACTATACGTCTATATATGACTTGGTTGCAGCTGCAGATTTTCAAGAAGCTATCGGTACGGTCTCTAATATAAAACCCGTTTATGATGCGGTAAACCCTACTTCATGTTCGGGATATACTTTAACAGATTTTGTAAATTGTTTTATTCCTACTACTCAAACCACTTCTACAGGAACAGTAACTAAATTTTCTAGTGGTATTACTGCTGCAGGAGAGCCTGTAAAAATTGTAGACAATACACCAGCTACTACAAGTATAAAGCTGCAATTACCGGCAATGCGATATGTAACGGACCCTGCAAGTCCAAGCGGAGGATGGTATGAGTATTACAAATATATTTCCCTAACCGCTCAATTTACTACTGTATCTAATCCAAAAAGTTTACATAGTAATAGAGGGTATGAAATAGGAGTGGTTTATATGGATGAGTTTTTGCGCTCTTCTACAGCTTTAGTTAGTCCTAATAACACTATACAAATCCCGTGCTCTAACTCTAGATCTCAAAACCAAATACAAGTAAGTATCCCTTGGGCGCAAAGAGCACCCTACTGGGCTAAGTATTATAAGTTTGTTCTTAAACCAGATCAGTCAACTTATGAAACAATTTATAGTGAAATATTTTTTAAGGACCCTCAAAGCAATAGTTATTTCTTTTTATTAGAAGGAGAAAATGCAGCCAAAGTTGAAGCGGGTCAAAGACTGATAGTCAAAAGAGATAGCGGAGGAGCAGTGGAGCAATGTGTTGAAGCTGTGGTAACGGACAAACAAGTACAGTCTTCTGATTTTTTAAAAATACGAAACCCTTTTGACACTACAACTTACCCTGAGGAACCACCAGAAGACCCATTTGCTGTAGGATATTACATTAATCTCCCAGCAGGGCCTTACATGGAGATGGTTCCTAGTGGATTTAATATAACTGAAACAACTAGTGTAGGTGGTAGTGCAGTAGCAAATACACCTGTAACCTCCACTTTTCCAATCAGGGTAAAAACTAAAGGTTTCCCTGTGGGGCGTGCGTTGGTAAATGTTCCAAACTTAGATCCAAATGCTAGTCCTACCGCAAAATATATAGATTATACTATTCCAGTTAATAGTCAAATTAACATTACAATAGAGCAACGAAGAGAAGGGGCTAGAGGTGGATTTGCAGGAAGATGTGAATATAGGTATAACACTTATGAGTCTCCAGATTTAATTGCTTCAACAGATTATGCAAATTTTCAAGCATGGTTTGAAGGTGATAATATAGGAGATTTAATTACACAAATGAGTAGAGTAGACAACGGAGACGGCAGTCAAACTACCAACACTTATATTGCAGGAACTCCAATAGATGGAACTAGTACTGGATTAAATGTCAGTGAGCCACCTGAAACTATAAACAGCACTGATCAAAATCCATTTATTCCTGTTGCTTTAGGAACCAATACGTATCAATTTTTTAACGCTAATGATGGGTCTAAATGGTTGTTAGCGACTGGTACATCAAGCTGTAAAGCTGCTGCTAATCTCTTTGGTGGGAATGTAGGCGGGCGCGCGTCTAGTGTATACATGAAAATTACAGTTCAAAGAGCTGATCAAGGAGGGGTAGTTGTTTTTGAAACAATTCCTTCAGACGCATCTCCTGATATATGGTATGAAAATGATGTTAATTTTGAAGTCAATGCTAATGGAGAACATCAAGGTAGCTACGGTTGGCAAAATGTTCAAACAAAAACTTCGGCGGTATCAGACACTGGATTTTTTAATTGTTATTCATTTGGTAATGGTGTAGAAAGTTATACTGTAAGAGACTCTGTAAAAGGCGAAGCTTTAGCTTTAGGAAATAGAGTGACAACAACATCAGGTCAAGATTATAAAGAGGCCCATAGGTTCGCTGATTTAACCTATAGCGGGGTGTTTAACGATGAAAGTAATGTAAATAAACTTAATGAGTTTAATTTAGGATTAGCCAATTTTAAACCGCTTGAAGACTCCTTTGGTTCTATTCAAAAACTTCATGCTAGAAAAACAGACATACTTACTTTGCAAGAAGATAAAATATCTTACGTATTAGCTGGCAAAGATTTGCTTACTGATGCAGGGGGATCAGGGAACCTTACTTCTGTTCCAGAAGTATTAGGCCAGCAAATCTCTCGTATAGAAGAATATGGGATTAGTAGAAATCCTGAAAGTTTTGCAGTGTTTGGTGCAGATAAATTTTTTACTGACGAGCAAAGAGGAGCAGTTATTCAACTGAAAGGAGGCGCTTATAATCAAGAGTCTTTAACAGTCATTTCTGAACTCGGTATGAGGTCTTGGTTTAGGGATTTGTTTCATAATAATTTTGATGCTCAAAAGTTAGGTGGATTCGATCCGTATATGAACGAATATATTTTATCCGCCAACAGTATAACTTTGCCATTTGTTGGGAATTGTGATTTATGTGGAAGTTCTAGAGACATAGCTATACCTGTAGGCGAAACAATATCTTATTGTGTGGATGTAACACAAGAAGTAGGCACTGTAGAGATTGAATATGTTATTCCCAGTGGTGGTAATAACAATGTTATTACTGAAGCCAATACACCCAATCCTAGTGCTGGATTGGTTAATGTTATAACTGAAACTAATTCAACGGCATCTTCTGGGAACGAGATAGTCGTAGAAGACTCTACTTCAAATAATACTTATACTATAACAGCTTTATATAATGGAACCACTACAAGCGTAACCACGTCTATAAATGGTATTTTAACTGTAGCTAAAAACTCTGTATATGCAGAAAATTTAACTGTTGAAGTTTCGTCTAATAGTATAACTGAAGATACTATTGAGATTACAGTAAATTGCCCTACGCCCGATGATATAACTATCATTCAAGTAGGTATTGGAAGTAATGCCGATAAAGGTAAATTTATTCATAATGAATATAGATGGCAAGATGGTTTATTTAATTCTCCTTTACACAGTGAATTAATGGAGTTTAAAAGTGGCAAAGAAAATCCCTTAGTAAGTCAATATTTAAGTTTAACTGGAAGCCAAGGAGCGGGGGTTATCCCAGATGACGACGCCAAGGTGACAATCATAAGTAATAAAATTAATTTTGATGACTATGATTTTGAGCCTAACACTAACAACTTTAGATTTTTAAGATCAGCAACAGTTTATGGTAATATAACTTCCGATATAATTTCTTTATTAGCGGCATCTACTAATGTCACACCGCTTCAAAATAATGCGCCAGAATTTTCTGCTACATTTACTATGCCAAGCGGGGCTACTAATGATAATTTATATTTAATATATGATTACAGGGATTCAACTGCGGTACAATTATGTTATTCAACAGTAGATCTAAATGATGTATGCTGTGTAGGGTGTAATGTAGAACCAACGCCGGTTCCTACTCCGGAGCCTACGCCTACTCCTATAGGATGTATATCCTATACGTTAGCTTCACCATCTACTTGTACGAGTTACGATGTTAAAGCAAACGCAGATACCATTCGTATTGATTTTACTAATTGTGATGGAGATGCTGATTTTGTAGCAAATGTTCCTGCTGGAGATGCTGTAGACGTGTGTTCAACTACTGTCCCTACGACTACTCCTGGAACAGGTACTGTTACAGCAGGTGTGAGTTGCGGTGGTACAGCCAATACATTTACTTGGTTGGCATGTAATGGAGTACAATTAGAGGAAACAGTAGGAGGGGGAGATTCAAGTGTGGTTTGTGCTTCAAATATACCTGTAAGGTCAGTAGGTACTAATGGAACAGTGACGGCAGGAGCAGCATGTGAAGAAAAATATTACGCAGCAATACAATGCGGTAGTAGTGGTACAAGAGTTTTCTTGTCGGGAAGTGCTTCTCTTGGAGTCTTTAGCGTAGGTAATGTTGTCTACTATGATGAGATAAATTTAAGCGGCTCAAATATACCTATAAGAAAATGCGCTACAATAGAAAAAATTAATTGGGGCAATGGAAATGGTGGAGAAATAGTGGGTCAAGCGTCTTCGTGTAAAGATGCTACAAATTGTCCAAGTGATTTAACGGATAACCCTGTATGGATGTTTAACACAAACCAAGATGGAGGGTTTGATACTCCTGCTAATTTAACGTGTAACAACACGGTATTTTGCGCTGCACCGGCATTTACTTCTATTACTACTACTGCAAATTTATTTGCTAATAATACTTTATTTTTCTCAGACAGAGATTTTAATTTACCTTTCAACGGGAATAATAAATATTATGGATTTGTTGCTCCTCCACCAGGAAGCAAGTATGCAACTCAAGATTTTATGGAAGGATGGGTGCAGATAGGTAGTGACGGAAGGGTAATATCATTCTTTACATGTTAAAAATTAATTAATTTTACACAATGGCAACAGCTGGAATATACTACATAGACACATTTAATTTTGCAGATGCTACTGCAGTATATACAGATGCGGCCCTAACGACGTTTGCTCCCGATGGTTATTATCAAATGGGTGGAGCAACTGCTCGCCAACAAGTAGGCGGTATATTACTACCCGCAGAACCTTGTCCTTCTTGCGCTAAACCATCACCGGATCCTACTCCAACTCCAAACAATGCTTTTAAAGTAACAGATAAGGTAACCTCAGTAATTGATCACGTTGTTCTAGATAACAATTTCACCGTGGGAGAAGAGGTGACTACGGATATTTCTTCTAATTGTTGGCTTATAAATGAAAAGGCAGTAAATAGCACGACTAATGTTATTACAGGTAAATGTGCTGTTGTACCACCGCCGCCTGCTGAGTATTATGAATTAGATTTGTGTCCTATTTCTGCTAATACGGGCGTCCCTACTAAAATTTACAGTTCATTAACGCCTACTTCAGGACAGAGATTATATGTAGTTAATATTTATAATAACGCTTATTATCTATACAACAATGCTCAGCCTGTAACTACTCCCGTACCTGGGATACCATTAATTGAAACAGGCATTTCTTTAACTGCTGCTAGTGCTTGTCCTACAGTTCCAACCCTTTATACATATTGGAACGCTCAAGAGTGTAATAACCCTAACATTACTAAAATAATTCAAGCTCCCGATGGAACTAGTTTTGTAGTGGGTCAGTCAGTTAAAATATCTAATACGTGTTATGAAATAACAAGTCAAAGGGTAGGATCAGCTACTACTTTTGATATACAATATTTAGCAGGAGGAGCTGTTTACACAGGTTGTACCACTGGAGCTACGCCTTGTATTGCTGCTGTACCACCAAACACTTCTTTCTTAGCTAGAGAGAATACAACTCTTGCTGAGTATCATGTTCTAATGAAATCAGGTTTTAAAGTGAATGATAATGTAGAAATACAAACAAGCGGGGGTGTACAAATTGCTGGGTGTTATAAGTTAGTTAGCCAGTCTACTACTCCTACCACTAACACTATAATAAATGATTGCCCTGATGTATCTGCATGTGCAACCTATAGAGTTATTGGCAGTGGTACATTTAATAGGTGTTCAGACGGTCAGAGTGTTTTTAGAGATTATAGCTCAGACCCTTCAGGAGAAGTGTGTGCACGATTAGAAACTGCGAATTTTTCAGGGGGTGCAACACAAATTGGAACTTGTATTACTGACATTCCTTTTGAGCCCACAGGTTTTGATTATTTTAGGGCCGTACCATGTGATGGAGGCGCAGAAATAATTGTGAAAACCGATGGGACACTTCCCGAAGAGGGTCAGGCAGTTAAAGTAGACGGTGGAACTACTTGTTATGAAATTAAAGGAACTTCAGGAATCGAGACAGCAATCAATGATATAACTGATCTAACAGATAATTGTAATGAATGTAACCCTCCTGCCAATTGTTTTCTTCATCAAGTAGATTATGTGAATAGCTTTACTGTGTGTACCGCTGGTACATTTGGGGTTACTTTTGCTGATAATAGTGATTTTTCCGCAGCTACTAAATTATATTCATCGAATGGATGTGTAAACTCGGCACCTGCGCTTGATGGAACTTATACTGTTACTACTTCGACTAGTAAAATATCTAGATATTGGGATGGTGTTACACTTGGAAACGCTACTGTATGCAGCAGTACACCGCAAAATGTAACAGCTACTATAACATCATTTGATAATAAAATTAAAGGAAGCACTGAAGGCGTGGGTTACACAGTAACAGGGTCGGGAATAAATTCCTCAACTACTGGAGCTTCGCCTTTGTCTATACCATCTGGCGGAAATTCACCTTTTAACACTGCTATATCAGTAAATCCAGGCTTTAGTATAACAGGCGCCGACGTTATTTACAATCCTACAAGCATAACCCAAAATTCAAGTGTTACAGTAAGACTAGAAGGGACAATAACGGAAGATGCGCCTACCAATGTTTATTTTGTGTTATCATGTGGTAATTTACTATACTATAGAGTTGAGTCCCCTTCTGCTTTATCAAACGGAACAGTAATTTACTTTAGATCTACCGCTGGTCAAGTGTTGTGTGGAACAGTACAAGGCACAGATTTAGGGGCTAAGAACGCTGACTTGATTCAAATAATTACTTCTCAAGGTTGTAACAACAGTTTGTGTACGCAAGGGAGTTTCAATCCTATGTTCTAAAATTTAATTTAGTATCTTAGTATATAAAATTAAATTTAATGAAATCTATATTTGTGCAGATAGCTAGCTATCGCGACCCCGAACTTATTCCCACTATAAAGGATCTAATTGAAACGGCTCATAAACCTGAGAATTTAAAAATATGCATTGCTCATCAATATGCAGAGGAAGATGAGTGGGACCGCTTAGATCAGTTTGCTGATGACGGACGATTTACCGTCATACAAATTCCTTATCAAGAATCTCAAGGAACTTGTTGGGCGAGAAGTGAAATCCAAAGACATTATAATGGTGAAGATTATACTCTTCATTTAGACTCTCATCATCGTTTTGAAGCTGGGTGGGACACGGAATGTATAAACACATTAACAAAGCTACAAAAGCAGGGTTTTAAAAAGCCATTACTGACCTCTTATTGTCCAGCTTATGAATTAAATACCACTAAGCCTAGAGACACCACAGCTTATGGTATGCAAATTAATGTTTGGAATGATGGTGTAGCTTTATTTCATCCTTATGCAATGGGAAAAACTACGGCTCCGGTTCCTTCAAGATTTTACTCAGGGCATTTTGCATTTACATTAGGACAGTTTTGTAAGGAGGTTCCTCATGATCCTCTTATGTATTTTTATGGAGAAGAAATATCTATCTCAGTAAGAGCTTTTACTCATGGCTATGATTTATTTGCACCCCACAAACCTGTGGTATGGCATGAATACACTAGAGAGGGAAGGTCAAAGCATTGGGACGATCATAGTAGATGGTTTGATAGAGACGCCGCTTCAAAAGCACGGACTCGTCAACTTTTAGGTGTCAATGGAGAAGTTTGTTCACCGTGCAATAAAAACACTTTTAAAGAATATGGCCTTGGCGAGGTGAGAACATTAGAAGAGTATGAGTTGTATGCTGGGGTAAAATTTGCTGATCAGACTATAACACATAGGTGTAAACAAAACCTGCCTCCCCCTGGAATGGAAGGAGACTCTATCTACCATGAGTCAAAAGAATATCATATAAAATTAAACAAGTATGACTTCTTATATGAAGATACTGCATTTGCAGCGCTTGTAATGGAAGATAATAACGGGATAGTAGTTCACCACGATACAATAACAAAAGACGAAATAAACGCCCTTAAATCGTCTAATATGGTTTATATGAATATATCTAGAAGTGTGATAGGGGTTAAGCCTTTGAGATATTTGATATGGCCTTACAGCCAATCGCATGGATGGGGAGATAAAGTGGTTAGTTATTTTTAGTAAATTTGTATATCTAAATTTTTTATTATGCCAGACTATACTTTAACTTATAGCGAAACATCTAACGGATGGCCTTCTTTTTATTCTTATTATCCAGAGTATATGGTGGGTATGAATAATTATTTATATTCATTTTCAGGGGGAAATATTTACCAACACAACACCAATACAGTTAGAAATAATTATTATGGCATCCAGGGTATATCAGAGATAACGAGCGTTTTTAATGAAGATCCTTTAACTAATAAAATATTTAAAACATTAAACTTAGAGTCCGACACTGCATGGTCGGCTTCATTAGAAACTGACCTTCCTAACACGGGTCTTATTGACTACAGCTGGTTTGTCCAAAAAGAAGGAGATTGGTTTGCGTATATTAGAACTGCAGGAGGAGACCCTGCCGCTTTAACAGAATATGCTTTGAGATCTATGAATGGTATTGCACAAAGTCTTTCAGTAACTGGAACTACCAACAATCCTATTATAAATTTTGCAACCTCCATAAACATAGGAAATATTATAAGTATTGGAGATAATCTATATTCTGCCAACCCACCTTATACAGGCCCTACACTTATTGGCACGGTTACCGATATAGAAATAGATTTAGTTAATAGCATCAATAGAATTACTACTGACGCTACAGTAGTTGGAGGCGCTGCTCCTACCCTTCAAGACTCTTTTATCCTTTACATAAAAAATCAAGAAGCTGAGTCGCATGGTATACTTGGACACTATATGAAATTCGTTTTACAGAATACAGCAACAGTGCCAACAGAGCTCTTTGCTGTAGAGTCTCAGGTGATGAAAAGCAATCCTTAAAAATTAGTATCTTTGTTAACAAATGGAATTTAACATAAGACCATTGAACGACACTGACTATGAAGAAGTTCTTGTAGGCTGGTGGCGAGATTGGAAATGGACGGCTCCAGTTCCTGCATTTTTACCCGATAACGGTAAAGGTGGCGTAATGGTTTTAGATAAAAACATACCTGTATGTGCAGGATTTATATATATGACTAATTCAAAAGTAGCTTGGGTAGACTGGATTATATCTAATAAAGAGTATAAGAAAAAACCACACCGAAAAGAGGCTTTGACATTACTCATTAAAACATTAACAAACATCTGCAAGGATAGCGGCAAAAAATTCAGCTATGCTCTTTTAAAAAATAAAAGTTTAATAAAAACGTATGAGAACTTGGGATACACCGCAGCAGATAATTACTCACAAGAAATGATAAAATTATTATAATATGGCAGCAGCAACAGCAATCATAGGAACCACATTAGCTGTAGGTGGAGCAGCAATGAATTTTGCTCAAGCAGCAAAACAAGGAAAGCTTCAGCGACAAGCAGAACAAGAAGCCGATAAAGCTATGGCGGCTGCTCGTAGTGAATTAGAAAAAAACTTTTACAAGGGATTAGATATTAATCTTAAATCATTTGATAGGGAACGAGATTCATTGGCCCGACAAGGCCAACAGATACTTCAAGCTGGTCAAGAATCAGATAGAGGTGCAGCAGCAGTAGCGGGAAGAGTAATGTTAGGAACTCAGCAAGGAGAACAAAACATTACTGACCGACAAATAGATAGTTTAGAAAAATTAGAGCAAACAGTAGCGCAGGAAGAGTCAAGATTAGCTACGTCTAGAGCCCGTTTAGATTTAGCTGAAGTCGAAGGAGCTCAAGAGGCGGCGGCGGAAGCTGCTAAAAATCAAGCAGCAAACATCAGCGCGGGGATACAAGGGCTAGGAGCAGCTGCCACAGGTCTTTCAGCTTCTTCCGAGCTATATGGTTCAAAAGGAGCTAGACAAGCAGCTAGAACCGCTCGGCAAGTTGATGCGGGCAAAATACTTCCTAACAGCGGGGTCAAAGTTAACCAGGGCGCTTTACAAGATATGCTAAGAGGTGGTGGAATTGATGGTTCTGGTGACGCTTTATCTAAAGGAGGAGGGGTATTCCAAAACATATTTCAAGGAGTCACAGGTTTATTTAAAGGAGGTAATTAAAAAATAAATAATGGCAACGTACTACAAGTATAAATCGAGAGAAGGTGAAGATCAGATAGACTGGAGAGGTATTACTCAAGGGATTACTGATGATATGAATCGGATCGCTAAAGAGCGTGCGGATAAGAAAGAAAAAATAGACAATGAAGTCCTCACTAATCTAGAAACTTTAGCAGACAAACCTCAAGGTCAAGACGCTGGACAGAATCAAATTATTGCCAACTATGCCGAACAAGCCTCAGCTGTTGCTTTGGCTAATCAAAAACTTTTAAAATCAGGAGGTATAACCTTAAAAGAATATACCGCCAGAACTAACACTGCGGGCTCTTCCACAAAAAAACTTTTTAATCTTTCTAAAAAATACCAAGAGAACTTTCAAAGACACATGGACTCTTTGAAGCCTGATGAAAATGGGAAAATACAAGGTAGCGGATTAGGAGCTTTATTTTTAAAGCAAGTGGAAACCTTTAGCAATCCCGACACTACTAGATATTATATGGATCCTACCACAGGCGAGGCTTTCTTAGCTAAGGTAGGAAGTGATAAAACTACACCAGGACAAGTAGCAACCATAGATGGCAAAGCATATTCATTGATGGATGTAGGAGCAGCCGGTGATATTATATCTAGAGATGTTAACAGGTATCAGTCAAATGATGTTGCTACAAATTTAGCTGACCAAGCGGGAGCTTATGTGGATGTCATTATGACTGGAGATATTAAAACTAAAGAAGATGCTTTTGCAAGAATGTTTGCGGTAGATGAAAAAGGAAATTTAGTAGAAGAGGGTATCACTGAAGAAGGTAAAGCTATTATGACTCAAATTAAGGCAACCTTTGCTTCGGATATGGATTATGCTAGTATGCTATACGACACGCTAGGCAAAGAGCCAATAGCAAAAGACACAAAGGGTGAAGGGTATACTAACATTTTAACAGGTAAAGAGTATACTGGAAAGGTTGAGGACGCTATATTATTTGAAACCGTTAACGGCCAACAGCAACCGCAGATAACCGATGAGCAGAAAAAAGAAGCTGAAATGGGTGTGCTTAAACAAATAAGAACCAAGCTTGATATTAAGGAGACTGCGCGAACTGAATTTCCTCCTCAAAAACCACCAAGGGACACAGCTGCTGATAAAAGCGCTAGGGCATTAAGGACTAAAGAAATAGGGTATTTAAAAAGTATTGATAATGCAATATCAGGTGACCCTACCACAGCTCAAGCCTCTATTGATGCAATGATTGTAGGGGCAAATGCTATATATGGTAAATCTCCTGGATTAGCAGAAATAGAAGACGCTGTAAGGTCTGAGGATGGGAACACTTTAACTGTAACTCGAATAGATCAAGACGGCTTAAAGTCAACTACTCCGTATGATATTTCTGATCCTAACAAAGCAGGGGAAGTTATGGTGGAGCTTTTCTTTCCAAATGTTAAAGGCTCTTATGAGGAATTGTTACAAGATTTTAACAAACAAGAAGGAGGTTTTACAACTCGAAAAATTAAAAATCCTAAGTACGACCCTACAAAATTAGATGACAAAGGGTTGCCTGTAGAGCCACAATTTATAGACAACCCTAATTACAAAGGTCAATCTGCGGCTGGTAAAACAAAGCAAAAAATTACATCGACGATAGATTTTGAAACCGCTACGGTATTAGGAGATACTCCTGCGGGAAACAAAAAGTTAAAAGACATTATAGAAAAACTAGATGTAGGCACTTACCTGACGTACCGTAATGCGCCTTTGGAGAGATCTAAAGAAATGAGTAAAGGTGCCGAAGCGGCGTTTTCTATTTTAAAAGAGGATTTTCCGGATTTAAATATACAGTCTACCCCCACCAACAAAGGGCTGGAAATAAAAGCTCCTGGTATATTTGAAGGAACGCTTTTACTAGACAATAAATATACTTTTGATGGAACAACAAAACAAAAATTTACTAATGCGATAAAAGACTTATTTAATTCTATTGCCAAAGGACTTCCATTTGACGTTTCAAAACACAATAAAAAATAACGCCAATGGAAGAAATATACATTACTCCGAATGGTTTAGAATTAACTGAATCTGAGTTACGTCAAGAATATGGAGACAGATTTGATGAATTTGTAGCGCAAGGATTATTAAAAAAAAAATCTATCAATCAGGCTGTCTCTCCTGAAGGGGAGGTTATAGCTGAAGAACAGAGTGTTACTCCAGAAGAAGAGTTTAGCCCTGGGGATTTAGAGGTTTTAGAAAAAGATTTAGTGTTTGGGCAAAACCAGACACCAACTAATGAGCCGCCTGTCGAAACTCAAGAGGTTGTTTCTGAGACTACAGAAGAATCATTTGTTATTCCCGAAGTTTTAGAAGAAGATCCCCAAACTATTTCCGCTGATGAAATTAAAAAACAAAGAGAGTTTTTAGAAACTCAAGGCGTAAATGTAGATGCTGAATTAAGAGAGAGAAAATTTGGAAACAAAGATACTACGGGTAATGAAGAAGGAGATATAAATTTAATATATAATAGTTATATTACCACCAACGCGTCTCAAGATATAGTTACTGACTTAGAGTCTAATCTTTTAAAACCTCTTATGCGTACTGAAGAAGTTGATGTTGAAGTTACACCGCCTTCTATAGATGAAAAAATACTAGAAAAACTTGCAATCGATGCTGAAGATTACGCTAAATGGGCCGCTCAATCTTTAAGAGAAGAATCTGCCTCGTATAAGTTTTTAAAAGAAGCTTTGCCTACCGAAGAGGGAGCTCAGTTTGAACAAGAAAAAAAAGACTCTGAGCGCGTTCTTTCTTATAAAATGGAGATAATGAATAATCTCAGACAGGATATAGCCACCATTGATTCACGTCTTCAATTAGTAACAGACCCTAAAGATAAGCTGAAGCTTTTAAATATAAAGGGTAAATTAGAAACCTCTCTAATAGATCAAACTAAAATATTAGGCAAAATGGGAGAGCTGTTTCCTAAGTTTAAGGAGTTTACTTATGATTTGGATTTAGAAAGAAGAAAAAAAATATATAACGCTGGACAAAAAGGCGGGGCAGTAAGAGTGTTAACTGAACTCGGAGAAACCGCAAAAACTATACCCACAACAATAGCAGATTTTGCTCTTAATACAGCGGCCGTAGTAACATCTTTGCTAGATCAGGGTATTGCAGCTGCTGGAGGAGATAAAAAAGGAGTTTTAGCTGGTATTACCGAGATGTTGTTAGATAGCAGTCAGGCTTTAGATATTGAAATAGGGCCCGTAAAAAGATCGGGTGTCACAGAAGGAAAGCCTGTAACGGTGGGGGGCAACGAGTATATAGTAACAGAGGAAGGCGATGTTATTGATCCTATTACTAATGTAAGTATGATAGGTATAATTTCAGACGATAAGCTTGCGCTAATAAAAGAACGCGCAAAAAATGTTAAGTTTTCTGAAACCAATTTCAGTGGAGGAAGTTTACTTCAAGGAGGAGTGCAAACTCTTGCTAATCTTTTTGCTTTAATAAAAGGGGGTCAAAGATTTGCAAAAGCGGCTGGGGTTTCTCCCAGCGTTGGAATGGGATTAGCTTCCTATTCAAGCACCGCTGCTCAAGCTGTAGAGGATATGAAGCAAGATTTAATAAATGCAGGGCTAACTGAAAAGGAAGCTTTAGATAAAGCAGCTATTGCTGGAAACGCTATTGCTACTTTAGATGGTGTATTCTCGGCTTTGGCGGGGGATAACAAAAAAATATTATTTAGTCTTCAAGGGTTTAGAACGGCTATAATTAATGCAGTAAAAAAAGATGGAGCTAAATTTACTAATGATCAATTAAAACAAAAAGCCAAAGATTTAGCTAAAGAAAATTTTAAAGAAGTTGTAATAGAGGAATTACCTGTGTTGTTTTCGGAAAAAGGAATCAACGCTTTGGTTAATGAGGTAGTGGATACAGAAGTTAGGTCAAGTAAAGTTAAAGACAGTGAGATAATAGAAACAATAATTTTAACTCTCGGAGCTACAACCGCTTTAGGATCAAAAAATTTATTAACTAAAAACAAAAGATCAGACGCTCTTCGTTATGTGGCTAGAAATGTAAATGATTTAGAGGGGACTATTAAAAAATTAGTAGACAATAATAACATAACTGAGCAAGAAGGGAAAGAAGTGTATGATGAAATCTATGCGATGCAGACTGCAGAGAATAGAACTAAAGGGACAATAGTTAATTCTGACAACATGTTAGAAGTTTCTGATTTGTTGAACCAGCGTCAACGCTTGATTGATCAGAAAAAAGATTTAGAGGGTCCTTTAGCTGAAGAAATTGACCAAAAAATTGCTGACGTAGATGAGCAAATAAACCAAGCTAAAGAAAGAGACAACGAGCAAAATAAAATAAAAGATAAAGTTGTTCCCCCAAAACAAGCAGACACAGATCAGACTGCTAGGGGAGAAATTGAAGTAGATAATGAATTTGCAGAGTTTTCAGATCAAACGATAGCTTTTAGGGACAGAGAAACACTTACAAACAAAACTGGAGTTGAGGCTGAGGTAGGAGATAGGTTTGTTGAAAAAACGGTAAATGATGGAATAGAAAAAGGGCAAACTACTCAAGAAATATTAGATAGAATTACCCCACGCTATGGTTTTGATAATAGCGAAATAGCGGCACTAAAAGAATTTATAGAAGGAAAAAAGGCAGGAAAAATTAAAAATGATTTTGGTACTTATAGAAAAGGTAAACCAAAAACAGAACAAGAGGTCGAAACTATAGAAGAAACTTACACATTGCCCACGGACCCTGTTGAAGCTCGTAAAGATTTTGAAGTTCTTGATAATAGAGACCGAGCGCAAGGTTTAGAAATAGAAGAAGATGGCGCGGGAAAATGGGTTGTCAGAAACAAAAAAACCGGTAGAATAGTTTATTCTAAAACTAAAAAAGATGCAGAGTTTTTAGCAACAAAAGATGGCTCAGCAAATTGGGATTACGGTGAGGGTGATGTTATAGAAGTTGAAACAACAGAAACGGAAACTGAATCTGAGGAAGAGGTTGTTATTGAAGAAGGTAAGCCTTTAACTGTTAATGAAAACAAAACACTTTTTAAATCTATTCGAGACCCTAAAACGCCATTAGAAACCAGAAGAAAAGCCTTCGTTGATATTATAAATAAAATTAAAACTAAAGGTAAAGTAGCAGCTCGAAGAGCTAAATCTTTAATTAAAGAAGTAGAAAAGCTTAACTATAAAAATCCCGTTACCGTAGAGAAAACTATTCAAAAGATTACTAAAACCTTTGACAAAGCAAACAATGTAGAAGCTTTGAGTGTAGCAAACAAAACTAAAAAACAAATAAAAAAAGCCGCTAGTAATAAAAATCTAGATGCTAATGTCTCGACGGCAGCGAAAGAGTTTTTAAGAATTGATCCATTGACAGTAGATGATTTGGCGCAGTATCAACAAAAAGCGGAGGAGTTGCTCCAAGGACTTAGGTCTACTAGAAGAACAAAGACAGGGGTAAAAGTAGCGCCAGCTGTTGATATTAAATCGACGGAAGAATATTCTGCCAAAGAAATTGAGGCGCAAGATAAGAGACAAGCTCAGTTAGAAGCAGATGCTTTTGAGGCTTTAACAGGAGTTCCTCCTGCAGATTTATCATTAAGCGAGGTTCGTGATATAATTTATAATGAAGAGACAACTGAAGAGGCGAAAAAAACTAAAGCGGAAAAGAAAAGCAAAGTAATATTTGATGCTTTAAAAAATGCTTTCAGCGTTTATACTTCTGTTGTAGATGAACAATTAAAAACCAAAACAGATCCTTTTAAAAGAGACCTGGATACTGGAGAAAAAATTGAAATAACTGCAGATCAAAAACGAATAGTAAGGGCCTTTATGAACATGGATTTAAATGTTCTAACAGATCAAGAAGCTTTACAAGCGTTAGACTCTTTAATTAATTTTGCTACTAACGCCTCTACTGGAGGAATGGAAGCCGTAGTAAGTAATTATGTAGGGCGAACTAATTTAGTCAAAGCAATAAAAGATGGCCTTAAGGGCATTTCTTTAAATGCTGCTGGAAATTTCTGGTCGTCAAATATTGCTTCAGTTCCCTTAATGCTAGAAATGATTTTTAAGGGACAGTCACGAGCTGCCAAAATTTTATCTCTTTCAGGCTTTCAAGATGTGGTAAATGGCGCCGCTAAAGCAGAAACACAAACCCGACAAATTGAAGAAAATTATGTTAAGAAATTTGATAAATCTAAGCCAAACGGAGAAGCGTTCAATACCTCCCTAAATATGATTGAACGCGGAATGTTTGCTTTTATGAGGAGAACATTAGTAGGGACAGAAGCGGAGCAACAACAAGAGTTTGAAAGAAAGAAAGCTTTAATTTTAGAGTCTATAGAAAAATTAAAGGCTACTAATAATAAGACAGATAATGAGAAGGCAGATTTTTATCAAGAAGTCTTTGATAAAATACTTAAAGATTCTAATAATGTTACCGATGTTGAATCGAAAGTAGATAAAAAAAATATCGAAGCTGTTGAGTGGATGACAGAAGAATGGAAAAAGCACTATAAAGATTTAAGCAACACTAATTTAAATATATATAATAAAAAACTAGATCAAGATATTAATTATACCCCCGATGTATTTAGTTTGCTAGAGCCAGATACCTCTCAACAAAAAATAGATGAGCCTATGTTTGATACATCAGGAAGAAGAATCTACAATAAAGAAACAGGGGTGCTGAAAAAATCCAAACGCCCTAAATCTTTGGACGAAAGAAGATATGTTAATCTTAGTTTTGATACCGCAAACATAAATAGCTTAAGAAAAGCTTTGACTGATGTCAATACTGCTGCAGCTATACAGCAAGTAAAAGGATTTACTGAGTCTGGTGATTTTGATAAACTTATACCAAAAAAAGCTGATAGAGATATAGTTTACAATCGAATGAAAGAATATATTGCCAAGAAGAGAGGCTTAGAATATACTCCGCAAGCAACTAAAACAATTTTAAAATATTTTAACACACTAACATCTTTAGGGGTTTCGAGAACTTTAGGGAGTATGGGCCAATTTATTAAACAGCTTACCCCCCTGTTTAACACAATGGTAAATGCGGGAGGAGTAAATACCATTGATGGGATTAGATTGTTTACTAATCCTACAGTTATAACTTGGTTGAAAAATAGTGGTTACGATATAGCTAATAGAGGAATCTCAGCGTCAGCTAACCTGGAAAGTTTAAGTAGAAAAGTAGATGAAGCCGCTAACAGTAAGCCCGAAAAACTTAGACGCGGATTTCAAAATGTACAAAATTGGTGGATTGACAAGTTCTTAGTAACGCCAGATAAAATAGCTGCTAATGCATCATGGATGGCTTATTATGCAAAAGACATGAAGAAACAAGGCATAGATATTACTGCTCCAGGATTTGATTGGGAAAATCATAAAGTAAATAAAAAAGCTGGAGACTATGCTCAACAACAAGTTGACCGACAACAAAACATATCGGATCGTGACTTACAAGGAAAATTATTTAGTTCTAATAATCCTTGGGTTACCATAACAAGACAAGTTTTATTACCCTTTTCTAACTTTTTGTTAAATCAAAAAGCAAGAATGTATTCTGATGGTAGAACTTTAGTTAGTAAAACTGCTGCAAAAGAAGACAAGGCTAAAGCCTTAAGATCGCTAGGTGGTCTTGTGGTTGAGACCGGTATATTTAATTATTTAGGCTTAATGCTTACCCAAGCTACCGCTGCGGCTTCAAACTATCTTATGGGAGAAGATGATGAAGAGCAAGCTGCAAAAGATTTAGAAAACAGGCTCAAAGGAAGATTACAAAATGTAATTTTAGATGTATCTAATCCAGCTCCTCCTGCAGATGATTTATTAATCAGGGCGATAAATGGGGGTATAAAAATGATAGACGATGATGAAGATCCCTTTCAGTTTTTTGAAAGTAATAAAAAACTAATTGAGGATTTAGGATTGATTAGTATATCTCTAGATAAGATATTTGAATTATATGATTTTGCTAATGTAATGGCGACAGGAGAGTATAAAAAAGAAAATGCTTTTGGAGGAAGTAAAACGCACCAGTTGTCAACAGACGAAAAGAAAGCTGCTCAATACAGTACATTACTATTATTTTTGTATACTATAGGTGCATTGCCAGCTGAAGCTGGGAGTATTGCGAGATACAACATGCGAACGATTAAAAGAAAAGTTTCTAAAGCACCCAAATATTTAAACGCTAAGGATCAAGCCAGGTTAAAACGAACTAATCGAAGAAGGTGGGAGCAAGAATATGGGCCTAAGAGTTTTTATGCAAGAGATAAAAAAAGAAAAGCTGAAGAAAGAAAAAGAAGAAAATAATTATGCCATTTAGAAGCCAAGCTCAAAGAGCCTACATGTATAAGAACCTACCTGAAATAGCAGAGCAGTGGGAAAAAGAAACGACTTCTGGAGTCTTACCTAAAAGAATACATCCCAAGAAACCTAAAAGGTCATTGTTGACACAGCGAAGAAGAAGAAGAAAAGTTAGAAGATAAATAAATACAGAATATAACAAACTAAAACAGTTATCATTATAGCAGCTATAAACTCTATGTCTGTATTAAACTTCATCAGTAACAGAATCGCTTACGCTTTTAAGTTTTTTAGATAATAAATTTACTTCCGTCCGCAGAGGTGTATATTCTTTATCCATAAGCAACTCGTAAATATTGTTTAGTGAAGAGTGAAGATCAGCCATTACAAAATTAATATGTTGTATTCTTTTTTGCTCGACTTGAGGCACTCTAAGTTTCATGAACTCTAAATTATAAATATTTTTTTATAAATAAAAGAACAAATAATAAATATTTTTTAACTAAGTTTTGACTAGGAGCTGATTCTTGTTGTAATAATCTAAATACTCGTCAGAATCTATAGGGTGTAAGCTTTGAAAAATCATCTCGTCATAGTGAGATAATGTTACTACAAAGTAAAAAGGGGTTTCGTGTTTTATTACACCTGCTAATTCTAAAACATCATCTAAAGGGTAGTTATAATTATTGTCTACATACTTTTCTATTTGCATAACAATAGGGACAGAAGTCATAAGGTCATGACGCATCAGCTCTAATACAAAGTCGCTATCAAAAGTGTATAACACACCTTCATTATAACTTGAACTAACCTCTGTGTACTTCTGTCTGAAATCCATGCTCTTCTAATTCTTTTAACCTATACGCTTGGAGCTTTGAAACCTTACCTTTTTTAGTTTTCACCTCTACAAACAATACTTCTTTGTCTGGGTGTAGAGCAACTAAATCTGGTATACCATTTTTATTTGTCTTGATAAGCTTTAGTACATAATAGCCTTTTGATTCTAACTCCTTAATCTTTTTGGCTTGTACTTGTTGCTCGGTCATTTATAAATTTAATAAATCTTTTTTGAAATGATTAAGAGTATAATCTTTCTTGTTAACAACAGCTTTGTATATCTGATCTTCTATACCTCTTTTAGAAAAAATCCAATAGACTTCATTTTTTGTGCGGTCCTTAGTTGTCATCCGATCACGCGACTGCCAATAACTTGTAGCGCTAAAGTCTATATTATAATATACAAGACAATCGGCTTGTCGTAAACTAATACCTTCTCTACCACTTACTATCTGAAGTGCTATGTTTTTGTCAGTGTTAACAAATTCATCAAGTTCTGTGGTAATATTTTGTTGGAATACTTCTTTTAGTGCGTTGAGCTCCTCTTTAAATTTATAAAATATTCCAATTTTTTGGTTCTTGAATTTCTTTTTTATAAATATAGCTTTGGAGTAATCAAGAACTTTTGAAGATTGGCTTTTAAAAATGACAGTCCCAGAATATATTTGATGAAGTTTTTGCATCAACACAACTGCAGAGTCGGCAAGGATAACTTCATTATTCCCTTCTACAACTAAATCTTTTTTTAACTTGTTTGCTATGGTGTAGGTCAAAGGATTCATCTCAACATACATGATGGTCTCGCTTGTTACGGTTTTAAAACCTGCTTCTTGTTGACTATAAGAAATAAAATAAGGTTTCATGGCATCCATTATAGTAGGTAGGCCCTTAGAATAATCTTTAATATATATTCCGTTGATAGGTTTTTGAGTAACATTAACATACTGATCACAAAACCGGTAAAAGTTTATAAATCTTTTAAAGGGGTTGCTAGGTATAGCATACACCTGATGGTACATTTGACTGTAAGACTCAGGAGTAGGGGTTCCTGACAATAGAATTACTAAAGGGTTATTCTTTTGGATAATTATCTTAACCTGCTTAGCTCTCTTGCTTGGTTTAGGAAAGGCTCCCATAGAGTGCGCTTCATCTAAGACAACCAAATCAAAACTTCCTTCTATCTTGTGTAAACTCTCGTAGTTAATAATCTCTAAACTAAAGTTAGGTTGAAGAAGTTGATAGTCATGTTTAATAGAGCTGATGGCTTTCTTTTTGGTAATAAACAGAACCTGCTGAGCTCCCATTTTTTTCGCTATACCCAAACTTGTAAGCGTCTTTCCCGTTCTAACCTCCATAGCTAAGTAAACAAAACCATGCTCAGCTATAACATTACTACCCTTTTTTATTATATCCTCTTGGTAATCTCTAAACTCCATTTAAAACACAAGTTCTTGTTGGACCTCACCCTCTTCCCTCGGTTTAATCCTAATCCACTTGCCTTGTTTATCCCTATTAGTTTCCGGTTCTATGTTTTGAGTATATACACCATAAGCTAAAAGCCATTTATTAAACCTGGTCCTAGAAAGTTTACGTTTGCCAGTGGCACCGAAATCGGGGTTGAGCATAACAAAGTCTCCAAACAAATGATCGGTATAAATTTTCTCATTTATTTTTAATAAAGTATTTTCTTGATTGTCTATAAGACCACACCACTCAGCAAATATTTTGTCGGTCTGCACAAAGAATTGTTTGAGCTTTATATTTTTCTGCTCGCTTTCTATGAGGCCTTTATTTAAATATAACTGTAAGCAAGAAATCATATAGTTATCAAACTGACAATACTCGTCTTCATCCCAACCGCTAAAAAAGAAACGTCCGTGTTCCTCAACGGGAGTCTTTAAAATGTAATGGTCAGTAAGTTCCAATTCATACTTTCTCCTTTTAAATGAGTTCCCCGTGCCCTCTATAACATCGTTTGTCGTAATAGCAATCTTTGGACTCTTCTCAAAAGGTATCGTAATGGCGTCTTTATTTTTCTTTTCAATGGTCATAGACTCTGTAATGACACTAAAGAGTCTGACAAATTGAAACCTTTCTTTAACATCATCAAACAAAACAATCTGCGTATCCGGAGATACTGTCTGAAATGCAAATGACTTCTCAAAATTAAAAGCCTTGCCATCAATAGTAGCTACTTTTTTAATAGCACTTATACCTTGAAAAAAAATTCCTTTACCTGTTCCTCCGTTAGCAGTGTCTGAAATCATTTCATCATTCAATATAACTGCAGGACAGTAGGAGACATTCTTATGTCCATGCAACAAATATCCTATTGTTGATTCCATTGACTTTATACGATCAGGATCTTTACCAGATACATTAGAAACAAACTGACGAAAGTCAGGGTTTTTAAGTTCACAGTCGCTATATATCCTGTCTATAATGTGATTTTTCCACACAAAAGCATCAAGACTTAAATAGTCTATAGCTTCTACAGAATCTTTGGTAATCTTTACTGCACAGTTTTGGTAATACAAATAGCTAGTATCTACAGTATCTTCGTTAAAATATATATCAATAGTGTCTAATAGAGTTAAAAACTCTTCTTTAAATAATCGAGTTTGATCCGCAAAATAATTATATACACTCATATCATCTTGCTCAATAAGATGGCCTAATATAAAATCTTTTATTTCTTTTTCTGTAGTGTTGTCTATTAGATTATTAGTGACCTTTACAAAAACATAAGTATTTTGATTATCTGGACAATATTTATAGAAACCATTTGATTCTAAAAACTTTTTAAATATTAACGGCAAAGCTTTAATTACTCCTTTGTTACTTTTAACCCAAAACTTTACTGAGTTGTTTTCTTCTGCCGTTTCAAGCACTGAGTCTATAATTTCCGTGTCCAACATCGACTCAGATAACTGTTGGCGGATTACTTTTTTTGACTCTCCTCGTCTTAATTGTTGTTGTATTTGATCTATTCTCTCTTCGTCTTCGTAATACTTGGTGTTGTATTTGTCCTTGTGAGAGTATGCGTTTTTTATAGTTTTATTTATTTCATTGGGTGTAAAATCAGAGGAAGCATATTGATTAAGAACCACAGTTGCTGTTGCTTCAGATATACCATACTCATTAAAGGCCATTGCTAATGTAAAAGCATTATTATTCCTTTGGCCATCAACCATAGGAAAATTCTTGGTCCACCAGGAGACAAGATAATTTGTAATCCTACTTTCGTCTGTTATAGGTATGGTCTTTATACCTTGACTTCTTATTATTTCTTTATACTCCACCTCTTCTACATCGGTCCACTCTTTTGATTTTGGATTAACATATATATCTTCATCAAAACTTTCATAACATACACGGCTGATATTCTTTGTGGTCTTATCAAAGAACTCAGACTTGAAATGTTTTTCCAATGCTAAAAAATAACCTGTATGATTATCGGGATCCCTGGGGATTTTTATTAAGACTTTCAACCCTTTTCCCGATGGAGAAACAAAAACACTATAGACATATTTGTTATCCTTAAATTTATCTTTATCAGAACGTAATGCTTTTTTAGTAGTGTATCCATCAAAATCTAAACATATTAATCCACTATGTTCTTGAAGAGCAACGTCACTTCTTTTATTAAATTTACCGCTGAAACAAATAGAGGGTAATTCTTTTTTCAAATCATTACGCTTATTCTTATTGTCTATTGATCTGATTTTAATTATCAAATCTTTAGAAGCCCCTTCTTGTATTCTTTTGAGAATTGAATCTACATTTCTGTAAAATGGGGTGTCGGTTTCTTTAATATTTTTAAAGATAGTGACGATATTTTCTTGATTGATGCTCATTTTGATGTTGGTTTTTATATTATTAACCCTTATTTTTCCTACAAGGTGTTAAAAATGTTGATTTTTTTCTTAAAAAAAATTCTAAAATATAATATATAATAAATATATATATATAAAATAGCAACTAATTATCAACATTCAACACCCAAAAAAGGGGAAGCTCTTACCTCCCCTGTCTTCGAGATGCTAGTGTTTTAGAAGCCTAAACCATCATCCTCCTTATTTTCTGAGGGTGTTGATTTTTCTTCGGGCTTTACATAGGGCTCACTAAATTGTAATGAAATCTTTTCATCTCCATTTTGTGTTTGGCCTTTCCATCCGGCAATCTCTATCTGATTTCCATCTATAGTAGTGCCCGTGCCTTTATAATAAGGCTGATTATCTCCTTCTTTTTTATAGGAGTTAATAAATAAACTTCCTTTCCCGTTAGGGTGTACATACTTTTCACTCATTTTTTAAAAATTTAAATTATATATTACGTTTCTTATGTCTTCTTTCTTGTCCTTGCCATGATAGTTCTCATAGATTTGGACGGCTCGTTCTACATCTTGTTTTCCCAGGAGTACCGTTTCCTCACTCACAGGGCAGACATAAATTTCATGGTAGAACTCTCCTGTATTTCCATACTCTTTTTTAGTCTTGTCTATAGCTATAAAAGTCATTGACTTATTAAACAAAGTCTGATATATAAAAGCTTGAGTGTGGTAATAATAGTTATTCTTACCAAATCTGACAAAGTCTTCTATGTTTTTAGCCGTTGTAGTTTTTAAGTCTATAATTATTCCTTGAGATATAATATCTGCTTTCGCCTTAAACGGATGGCCAAATATTTCTCCCACTACTGGAACCTCATATTCGGCATCCTTGTGAGTAATAAGATCAGCGACTTGTTTTTTTGCTCCTTCTAACCCCTTTACATTTAAAATTTCATCACGTAATTGTTCCATCAGTAAAGCCTCATGCTCTAGAACTGCGCCAGTAATATTGTTCTCTTGTATAAATGTGTCGTACTTTACCCCTCTTGTTTTGGTGTCACTAAAAATTGGAAAATTTTTTGCCTTCTCAGGTTCTAGGATTAGTTGATGAAAATACCTGCCTTTAATAAAGTTCTCATTGTCAGGCTCTACCTTTCCAAACTGCTTAAAGGTAGAAGGTTGGAGGTTCTGAATGTCAGAGTTGGAAAGCCATTGCCTTCCAAACTCTCCATAGTAATGCTCATCGATACGTAGTTTATCTATGATCTGTTTCTGTTTTAATTTTTGTTTTGTCATGTCTTTTTTTTAATAATTTTAATGCCTTGTAGGCCTCGTTTTCTGAAAGTTTTAGTCTACCTAACTCTATGTCTTTTTGTTTTATCCTTTCTTCTAAACCATCAATTCTATCTTGGCAATTTTTCTCCGCCATGAATATTTGATCATGTAACCTTTCTTCAAGAAATTTAATTATTTGTTCATCAGAAATTTTTTTATTCTTAACAATTTTGTGTCGGTCTTTTAATTTAAACTTGTCATGGTGTTCTTCAAAAAATTTTCTTAAATCTTGTTGGCATCCGCTTCCAAAATTAGGGAATGCCCATAATTCAGCTAGTGGCACATCCAGTAGCTCCCCTATTGTATTCAACGCTTTTAGCTTTCCATATCTTTGAGCCCCGCAAAGCCTGTTAAATAAATAAGTTTTTATATATCCATGTTTATGCAATGAATACAAAGTGGTTTTTTCGGTTATATATTTAATTCCACTTAAATATCCTCCCGGTTCAAAATACTCTTCTCTTAAAGTTCGATTTCTTTGTACTGGGTCTCCATATACATCAGTATGCCGAGAATTATTTACTTTCTTTGCCATCGTATGCTTTTTTGATTTCCTTATTTACTTTTTCTGTGTACTTATATTTCTTTTTTAAACCTTCGGTTATCTTATCTAAAGAATAGCCTAGCTTTTTAAAAGAAAGTATTTTGTTTAACACATCCCCCCAATGCTCATCTCCTATATCCAATGACACATGAGTCGTTTCTTTTTTAGGTATTGGTTTTTTAGCTACCCCTAAGTCTAACTCTTGTTTAGCTACAGCGGGAACAACTTGCTCTCCATAAGCATCAACATCCTTGTCGGAAATTATACCGAGTTGACTTGAAATTTGGTAACGTCTAAAGTATGTCGTTCCCGATCCAAAAGCTTGATAAAGGTTTTGACCTTTCATTTCTACTAAGGGAATGTCAACAGTAGAAGAGTCAGCCTCTCCACTTGGGACATGAAATATTGTGGTTGTCAAGCATGACTGCCCAGTTTCTTTATTAGTTCCTAGCTTCTGTGTAAATCCAAGCCCATGCTTTTGCATGAGGGGATTGATAGAGTGGATAATTTTAGTAAGGTCTACGTACTTATAGCCGTAGCCTTCGGTCTCTTTTAATAACACAGGACATTCTTGCTGAAATCCTGCGAGTGCTTTATAATAATTTTTCATTTTTTGTTGGTTATATCATTTAATTTATTGGACACTTCTTGATGTTTAGTATTAATGGTTTCTCTACGGATCCTGTGTCCTGCTAAGACCTTCATAGAGTTGTTTCCGTTTATCTCGTCACGGATTTTTAGTTCTAAATTTTTTTTTTGATTCTGATATTTCTTTAATAATAAACGACAACTTCCTTCTACCCATCCATTTTCAAAGAAACGATATTGTTCTTCATTAAGCTCTTGATAGTAAGACATACCAGAGGTCTGAATCCGGATAGATTTTTCGTCTTTCAATATTTTAATTCCTTTGTACATATAAGACTCATAAGGAGAGGAGCTGATCTTCTTACTAGAATCGTCTGATTTAGCTTGTTGAAATATCATATCTAACTGCTCTTTAGTCAACGATGCTTAATTTATCTATTACATTTTGAAGATCACTATCTTCCTTTAGTAATCCCTCTACAATAGACACACCATAAGTTATAGGTGGCCGAGTTAAATGACATTCATTGTTCTCCATGTATTGTCTTATCATGGCAGTTGTCAAACCTCTCTTACTGCATAGGTAAAACAAAGTTTGTCTTGCTAATACAATCTCTCCATTTTGAGACTTTGAAAAAAAATCCTCTCGGCTTAAGCCGGTATGTTTGAGGATGTTGTCGATAAACTTATTAAATATATGCTCTTTCATGTTTTTATTTAAGTGTCATATCAAAAGCCGAAGCTACTTCCTTACGGAAATCTTCTAGCTCTTTGTTGTTAAGTGTTCTGAATGTCGTGGCCCTTAAGTTATCGACCACTTTTCTTGCTTCAACGTATCCTCTTGACTGATAGTCATCGTCTAAGAATTGGTCAAAGTTTGGGTTGTTGGTTAGTGTTGGCATTTGATTTAATTTAATTTAATTTGATCGAAGATATGAATTTATTTATTTAAATCCTAATCTTTATTTATGTTTTTTTTATACAAAAAAAAGGGCAACATTTCTGCTACCCTCTTTCATGAACAAACAGAATTAATTTTTAAGATCTTTTATTATTTGCTCTAACTCTTTTATCTTTTCTCTTAAAGCAATGTTAGAATGCCAGAGAAATTCTGGATCGTTAGGAGCTACTATTGGCTCTAATTGTTCTGAGTTGGTCTCTAATTTCCTCATTCTGTTTATAAAGATAAACAATTTGGCGAGGTTTTGAAAGCGTAATCTTATACCTGGATTTTGCAGAAACATATTTGTTTCGAGTTACCATCTGCTTTATCAGTTCTCTTATCTCTCTCTCATTCTTCATCATCTGCGACCATAAGATAAACTCTCTGCTTCTTTTTCTTTTTCTTTTTACTAGCTTGAGTTTTAGGAATCGCAGAAAGTTTTTCATAATGTTTTGTTTAATATTATTTCATATAGTTTGTCTTTCTCATCCAAGAGGTCTAAAGATAATATATTATTTGTTCCGTTTTCTCTTAACGAAATGTTGCGAACACCATCTGCATCAAGAGTGGCCTCTACAAAAATCTCCATATTTACTCCGGCTCTCCTTCTGTATTTTGCTTTTATAATAAAGGCAATATGGAGTTCGTGGTATCCTTTTCTTCTACCAAAATTTTCTATGACTTTCATCTGTTGGCTTGAGCATATTCATGTATATCTTCCTCAATCTTTTCATGTATAAAGTCAAGATAAAATTCTAAAGGTAATAAATCTGAATCAATGTAAGCATCGGTTACTTCGAGTTCTGACTCAGGAGGGCTCATATAATCCCCATCCCACCAATAGTAAGTGTAGTCTACTGACAAAGTATAGTCTTTTTCTACTCGCTGATAGGTTGCTCTTATTTTATTCATAGCTTTAATATTTTTTTTAAAGTTTCGGTTACCTCTTTATCCGACCCAAAGAGCAGTTGATATTTGTGCTCTTGGGTTAGTGGAGGAATATTATTTTTATCTAGTTGATCTTTTAGTTGGTTTATTTTTTTCATTTTATTTAGTCTTGGTTATCTAAATACTCTACAATATCGTTAAATATTCTTGGGTACTCGTGATACAATATATCTACAATTTCTTTGTCTGTGTGTTCGTTTTTCATTTTATTTAGTTTTATAAGTTATCAAGGGCATAGTCTACTACCTCATCATAATCATATCCCCATTGCTCAAGAATCTCGTAAAGGTTTTTATAATAAAACCTTACTCCCTCTCTCTTTGCTGAGTCGTGTAACCAAATTGGATTTTCACCATCTTCAGCAAATCGCAACAGGATTGACTTATATACATTTAGTTGGGCATCACCCTCTAATTGTATTTCTATCTCTCTGACTTCGCAGTCAGCAATTACTTTGAATTTGTTTTCTGTTATTGTTTCCATTTTATTTTTCTTTAAGTTTAGTTAAATTAATTTTAATCATATTGATAGTCTCCTCAATATATTCTTGGAGATGGTCAGTATCCTCAAAGGTTGACTCTTTTTTAAAGTCAGCTTTCTTGATCTCTGATACTGATTCTTTTATTTCTTTTAGGTTATCAAGTAAGTCTTCGCCTACTATACCTAAATCCATTAGTTCGTTTATTGTCATTTTATTGGTTTTTAAGTTCGGTTTCTTTTTCAAATTGAGCGTGTTGTTTCCAATAGGAAAAAAACATTTCAATTTGTTCTATATCTTCTGCAAAGGTTTCTTCTTGTCCTCGTGCATAGATATTCTCTATAATCTCGTTTACATGATGCTCTACTTTCTTCAAGTCATCAATTAAAAATCCTTGTAGTGTTGGTTTCATTTTATTTGGTTTTTAAATTAATTTTCCTTGATCTGTAAATTCATATCCATTAACTTCAAACATTTCAATAATATGTTCATCACTTGTCATATATTCATATTCTCTCCTTAACATTGACAAGACTTCCTCTGAAAATTCTTTTTGATATTCCTCATCTAAATCATCTAATTTTTCATCTAAATCTTCATCATGTTGAATATCATTATATTCTTTAATATACCTTTCAGCAATTTTATAAGTCTCACAATTTAACCCATGAAATTTTAAAATCAAATGGCAAGTATCGTAAAAATCCTCTAAATGAATTTCAGCAAAACTTCCTCTTTCAATATCAAAACTTCTTAATTCAATACAGACATGAGACAAATCTTCTTTGATACAATCATACCAAAAGTGATCTTCAACGCTTATATGTCTATAATTGTCAATAGCTTTTTCTTTTGTTTGCTCATCTAATTCCTCGAATTGATATGCTTTTGTTTCTATTATTCTCATTTTATTTGGTTTTAGTTTCAATATATACCTCTTTATATCCTTTTTCGTGCCATTCTATTTGCTCTATTTCAGCATCAAGAAGATTGTCAAAAATGTTAGGCGTTCCACCTATCCATACATAATATTTTATATTTTCCATTTTATTTGTTTTTAAAATAATCTCCAAAGGTTTTTATAATGTTTCCTGTTGAAAGATCAAAGCCTTTCTTTACGTTCATTCTTTTGGAATCCTCAACAGATAAATTGTCAATCCATTTTTTTAATTCCCTTTGTTTTTTCTTTTGTTCTATTCCTAGAAATCTTTTCATAATTTATTTATTTAGTTCTTTTTTATATCGTTCTTTTAATCTTTTTAAAAAATTGGTCATGTGTTTGACATTGTCATAATCTTGACCATAGTATTGGCAAATTTCTTTTGTTGTCATAATTTATTTATTTAGATTTTAACTTTTTTACTACTTTCAAAGCCTTAAGTAAATCCTCGCCTTGCATAAATCCTTTGACAGAATTGAGTCCACAAAATTTATTAAATTTTTTATTGTCTTGAATTATTTCGTCAACGTCTTTATGAATTAAAGCACATTCAAGCCCATAACTTCCGTCATGATATACTAAGCTAATTCCATAACCATTATCAAACCAAATTTTTTGTTTGAATCCGTCGTTATAGTCTATATCAAAACTCTTTCTTAATTTTTGTTTTGTTGTATTCATAATTTTATTTATTTAGTTAAACTTTCTACCACCAAAAGCCCATCAATAGATGAGCCGTTTTTCTGTGGTGGTGGCTTATGCTGTTTCTAAATTTCTGTTATAGTCTTTTTCTATTTGCTTTAATTCTCTTTTTAAACAATTTTCTTGTAAACTGCATCGAAATGTTATTTTATTTTCTTTGCAATATGAGAATAAACTTAAATTCCAATTTGGACTGATTTTATTAAATTGCGTTAAAATTGCCTTTGCTTCTTGTAAGTAGCTTGAGCCATAGCCATATTGAAAAGGCATTAAAAAAGTCTCTTCGTTTTTCATGCCATAATTAAGGGTAACAATTCCACAGAAATAACTATTTCCGTTTATTTTGTCAAACCATTCTTTAGCGTTTATGTTTATTGTTTTTGTTCTCATTTGTTTAATTTTTCGTTTAATCTTATTATTTGTAAAGCCATGAAAGAATAATAATTATTTATAATTCTATCTTGATTTTTCAATGTGTCAGTCTCTAACAATTTTTTTGTTAGATTTAAAACTTCATCATCATACATAGGAATATTTAAAGCACCACCTTGTAACCAATCGCCAAACCTTTCTTGAGTGTTTGGTATTTTTCTTTTGTTGTATTCATAGTCATGCTCGTTTGTAAACCTATCCATAACAAAATTTATTTTTTCTTTGTCGGTCATTGTTTCGCTCGGTAGATCTTCGCTATCTATTACCGAAAGAATATATTTTTTAAAATTTTCTTGATACTTTCTTGAATTTGTTTTTAACATAATTTATTTATTTAGTTAATAATGTTTTATACTGACAAATCCTCGCAACGAACGAACGAAGCGAGGCAGTCGGAAAAAAATTTTTTTAGTCGTTAATTTTTATTTTATGCTTTTTTAATTGTTCGGTCTGTTCTAATTGGTTGACTACATCCCAAACAACTGCGTTAATTAATTTAAATGTTCCCGGCTCCAATTTACCAGCGTTTAACTTATCCAATGCGTTAAGCGTTAACGCCTCAGAATTTGAAAATAATTTAATTGTGTTCATATTATAAGATTTAAATTTTAATCAATATACGAATAAATTTTGAATAAATAACAAACAAATGTATTTATTTTTTAATTATTTTAATTGCTCGGTTGATCTTTCTTTAATTCTCTTTTGTTTATTGGTGTTTGAAATGTTTGTTTTATTCTCTTTAATCTAGAATAAAAAAAACTAGGGGCGGGGGATTAAGGGAA